AATCTTCAACATTTTCGAGTACTTTCATCCTAAATGCTTCTTCACCATATTCATTATAAGCTTGTTGTAGTTTGTAATTTTGGTGATTTCCAGCTTTAAGATACTTGAAATGACGATTCTTTCGATCAAGAAAGTTTTTGGCACTTCCGATATAGAAGTCTCTTGTAACCATGTTGAGAATTGCATAGACGCCGCCAGATGTTGGTAAATCCATTTACCACTAACTCCTTACATTAGACCTCGATTGCGGAGGCCGAAGTGGATCAAGGTCATCCCTTTTCGTGATAATTCATGACGTTATCACTATCGGCCACTTCTATTATATCATATTTAGTTGTTTATGTACACATTGTGGGAAAATTCGTAGACTTTTCCACAAACTATTCGTTACAAATTACAGTTTCTTAAGCAATCAGGCTGTGACTATTCCCGAAAGTATACCTTGGCCTCCCAAATACTGGCAGACCATTGTTTCTGAACTGTACGCGCCATACATCCACTGAGTCGGGTGACTCTGGTCGGGGGGGTATTCTAATGCCCACATTTCCCTATTGGTACTAATGCGAAGAGGGGGCTTGTCAATTTCTGCAACTTGGAAAGGAAGTGTCAAGCTAACAGCAATCATTGTTCCCTGCATCAAGTAAGGCACCATGATAATATCAACAAGACGACCAGTTGTTTGATTGATCCACTTCGTCGCACGGCCACCGCCAACCATATCTGACAGAGCTGCCTGATTTGGCGTAACGTTAACACGATAGTTTGTACTTGTTGTGATAATGTTTGTCAGTGCTTTGTGATCTTTTACGCTGACGAGAATTGCTTCAGGATTTGCACGAGAGTTGAGATACATTGCCTCGAGCCATCCGTCAATATCACTCTTTGAAAGCGCACCAGTAGGATCAGCAACTCGACGTACAGCAGCAGTTTCACCACCAACACCGACTGTAGAAAGAGTACCAGCATTTTGATAGATTAAGCTCTGAATACCGTCGAATACGAGAGGCTGATTTGCAGGAGTACCAGTGTTACCAGAAGTGAATGACATTGCGGTGTTACCTGCAGTTACAACAGAGCTATATGCAGTACCGCTAGATGTCAAAGCAGTCATGGTTACATTAAAGTACCCAGTCGCGAGACCACCTGGATCATTGAGAAAACTTTGTCCACCGAAGTTTGCAACCGCCTGTCTGAATAGAGCAGAGTTTGCAGGCTGAGAAGCTCCAGATCCAACATACACGTTGTAGCTTGCTGCATTCGGTACACGCATGATGTTGAATGAGATTGTGCTCGTTGTACCTGTTGTTGTAACTGATGTTGCAACAGGAGTAGAACCACCGTATGCTAACGTCTCACCCTGAGCATTTACGGCAGTTACAACGATCCAGTATGTTGCAGCAGTTGCAATAGTACCACCAGTACCAGAAGTTGTTGGTGTATTTGCAGGAGCAGGAGCCCAAAGGTACTGAGAGCCATTCAGATACCAAACTTCTTGGCCGAGCATCAGACTAGGAGCAAGTTTTGCAGCAACCTTAGCACGAACATCAGGCTCGAACATTCGACCATAGAGTTCAGATTCGATCGTCACAACATCACTAAATGCAATCTGCTTCAGAACGTTGCTTTTATTTGCCCATGTGTATGATGCTTTTTGAGGAGCAGTCTGCTGAGCAAGAATAAACGATCCAACAGAAGGACCAACGCCGCCGAATACATCAGTGATTGCACGCCAGTTTTCAATATCGATACCAACACTCGGCGTACGAGGAAGCATATTGCGGAATGGAGTGTCGTAAGGAACAACGAATTTCGCAAGGGGCTCCAGGTAGTAACCAGTCCAGTCAGCATTACTGCCGAGATACTGTTGATCACGATTTTGACTACCTTGAACGATCTGATTGATCGTATCTTCATTCAACCTCTGATGAACGTACTGTTTCGGAAGATTGAGATTTCGCACCTGACGAACAAATTTATCAGAGAATTCATCGCCATCATCATATGCAGAACCGCCGCGTGCCCTTGCCATAACAAGTGCTTGACGAGCAAGAATATCACCTTCAGTATAAAGACTATTATCGATAACGCCAGCAATTTGAGTAGTATCACCAGTTTCTTTCTGAGCATTTGCTGGCAATTGATTTTTAATAATTGATTCTGTTACAGCCATTTTATTTTAATTTATCTCCTATTGCGCTGTGCCGCCAGGCCTGCTGCCATTGCTTGAACTTGTCGATCAGGAGTATTTAGCTCTCCACTCCTTGACAAATTTGCAATCGCATCATAAACAGCGCCGTAATTTTCATAAGTTTGTTGTTGTTGAACAGGAGGATCAGTAGGTAACGATTTATTTATTACAGATGCATTCATCACTGGCCCACCAGGCATAGGAGTTTCTGCAATCTTTACGACTTGATCTTTTACAGTAGCTAATTCAGCCTGCACTTTATCTAAGCTCGCTTGTGATGGCAAATTTTCCAACTTGGTGTCAAGTGCTTCGAGTGCCCTAGTAATAGAAGAAGTAATCACTTGATCGATATTGGATGTATTTGTTTTTGCTAGTGTTCCTGCAATATTTTGGAGACGCGCGTAGACAGGAGTGAGCATTCTCTCAACCATTCCAGTAAGAACACGCTCGTTAACAGCAGTAGCATCGAGCTTTGATGCATCATTATCTGTATCAAGAAGGCCTCCGAGATCTACATCTCCATCATCGTCAGGGTCTATTATATGAGATACGGCATTACAAGTATCACAACCGCAATTATTCATTTGAGCAACAGCAGCTTTGAGTGTATGCCCTATCGATGTATGCATTTTGCTCTGTGTATCATTAGATACTCTCGCACCAGCACGTTGTAGCTCTTCTGTTTTATCAGCTTCCACATCAATTTCCACATCAATAATATCAGTAACAAAGCCATCAGCGCGTACAAGTGAAATGTTACATCCAGGAGTAGCGGGATTATCCACGTAAGAAGTTTCTGCAACCGAATAACGTGGGAGGTATGGATACAGTTTGCCTTCATATTCTTTTTTAGGCCATTTCTTGATATCATTTCCGAACTCTGGATCTGGCATAATCGAAGCGCTATATCCTGTCAATACACCATCTTCAATTTTGAGCCATGTATCCTGAGCACCTCTTGATACTTTAGAAGTAACGTAGATAGCTCGTTCTTCCGGTTCAGGGATAACTTCAATGGCTTTACCAACAGCTTTTTTTGGATCATGTTGTTCACGCATGTTTCCACGCCATTTGAGCCATGCTTCTGGATAGTAACCGAAAATTGTCCCATAAGCATCTGGTTTTTCTACTGTCGCTTGACCTGTAACAATTCGATCTCGATTATTAATACGAGTGATTGGAAGATATACACTAAAACTATCAGGCGTAAAGCCTTCAGTTACGGTCCTATCAACAGCAATAGGAGTATTATCGGCATCATCGTTAACAACATCAGATTGATTAACTTCTGCTGACCTGTTATGTGATTCGTGAACATGATCATGAGCGCTATCGTCAGAATGCTCATGAGAATGATTATGAACAGTACCATCCACGTGTTCGTGTGAGTGTACATGTGTTCCATCAAATTGCGGATGATCATCCTGATTAGATGTCGTATCTTGAACTTCAGTTTTATTCGCTTCAGCATCAACAGCTCTTGTCATTGTTTTCTCATTTTCTTCCATAGCAGGAATTTCTGGCTCCTTTCTTGTTGTAATCTCGTCTATTTGTAATTTAAGTTTCTCTTGTAGATTATTCGCATTATAGAGTCGAATTGCTGTAACAATAGCATCTTCATCCATTAGCATTTCTCTGACTTTCTATCTCGCTTACTTGAACTAATCGGAAGATGCTTTTTACTTCATCTACCGTCGTACTTCTAGAAAGAGCAATAGTTATTTCTTTGTGTATCATTTCAGGAATAAGAGTTGTCGTAAAACCTCTTTGCGGCCTTCCTGATTTCACATCATCTATTGCTCGTTGCCGCCAGCGACGATAGTCTTCTGATGATGCATTTGTCTGATTGGTGAATTTATTCTCTGTTCTGCCGTCAGATTTGTCACTAGCTCTTTCAATTTCTTTGGGTTGTTTAACACTTTCGCTATTTGTTTCTTCTGTGCTTTCTTTTTCTGTTTGTTCATCGAGAATTTGAAGTAATTCTCTAATTGTGTCTCTTTGATCGTTTCTGTAATATGCACTGATTTCATCGAATATTTCATTTTCTAGTACTCTTTGTAAAGAAATTTGTTGTTCGAGTTTTGTTACTAAGTGCTCAAGAGAAGAAGCTCTCCCGCTGCTTATTCCTTTTTGATTTTGTAGTTCGTTAAGTGATTTTGACACATTATCTAGAAGTTCTACTGCATTTGATTCATCCTGATGTGCATTAATAACATCCATAACTTGTTTCAAATCACTCGAAATAGTTTGCGATTCTTGTGACTCTTTTGCTGTCCATGTTTTAGATATTTTTCTTCCTGAGAGTGCGTTATAAAGAGAAGCTTTATTTCCGATAGTTTTTGAGATTGCTTGAACTGCTTTTGCAGCCGCTGCAGCTGCCTGTGCTGTTTTCATTTCAGATTTTGATTGTGCAGTGTTTGTTTTAGCAGCATTTACCGCAGCAATTTGCGATTTTCTCTGTAATGTGGCATTCATTCTTGCTGTTTTTGCAGAAGCAGCTGCTGACATTTTCTGTAAATGTGCAGCTTGTGATTGCGCTTTTGCTCTTGCTTTTGCAGTCGCTGCAGCTGCCTTAGCTTTTGCTTTTGCTTCAGCAAGTTCTTTCTTCTTTTCGTCTGCAATTTTCTTAGCCTCTGCTTTAGCTTTATCAGCTTTAGCCTTAGCCTTTGCTTTAGCTTTTGCAGCCTTTTCTTTTGTTTCTTCTTTCTCTTTGGCTGCTTCTTCTTTTGTTTTTTCTGCTTTGGCTTTCACCTCTGCTTTGACTTTATCTGCAGTAGCTTTTTCTTGTGCTTTTTGTGTATCTGTTTTAATATGCTGTTGGTCTGTAGCAATATCTTTTGTGAGTCGTTTTTCTAGTGTCGTTTGTTTCTTTGCATCTTTTGCTGTTGCAGGTTTCTCTGCTTGAGCAGCTTTCAGTGCAGCCTGATCTTTCGTTAACTTATTCTGCGCATTTGTTAGTGCCTTTGATGTAGACGCAGGAGAGCTCTTAGTTGCTGGAATAGGACTCTTTGCTACTTTTGCTGCCATTGCTTTTTGAAGTTTTGGTGTTTTATCATGATCTGCACCGTATGCTGGATGCGTCCAGTTACCATGCACTTTTTGATCATGATGCCCATGTCGATCAAGTGTATCGAGTTCTTCACCGAATTCATTAACGACATATCGCTCTAACGGGCTATATGGATGTTCTAAGTCTTGCTCTAAAAGTTTGAGAATTTCTTTCTCTTGAGCGATATCTTCTTCTGTGAGAGCGTCATAATCTATCTCGTTACCAAATTGATCATATTGTTTATACTTTTGAATCTCCGCTTCGATAGCAGCAATATCATCCACGTTTCCATTGTCTGTTTCATCATCATCTTCATCATCTGTATCATCTTCATCCTGATCTTCTTCTTCGTCATCAATTTCATCTCCAGCTTCACCAGCTTCTACATCTGCATCATCTTCTGCGGGATCTTCTGGGTCTTCAAATTCAGCTTCTGTTTCTTCATTTTCATCTACTTCTTCGATATCATCTTTGGGATCTTCTTGGTTATCGTCAGCAACAGCTCTATTAATGCTATCTTGAATATTCGCATTCGAATTAGATCCAGTTTTGCTCGCATTTGTACTTGTTGTCGGCTGACTTTCTTTGTTTTGTGGACTCTGTTGATTTTGCTGAGTTTGTTGTGACTGCGATTGATTATTTTCGCCTTGAGTTTTAGCTTGAATAGGCGGTACACCAGGAGCAGTCGGAGGCTTGGGTATTGCTCCAGGAACTGCACCAACAGTTTTACCAGGTTGACCTGGTGTTGTTGTACTTTGCTCAGTTTGTTGCTGATACGTTGCCATTTTCGCTTGCAGTTGTGCTTGGCGTACTTTTTCTGTTGCGATATCATCCAGGAATATTGGTCCGTCTTTTGTCATAACGACACGACCAATATATGGCGCATTAGGATCATCTGGAAGTTTTAGTAATTTACTTGCATTTGAAATTCCTAAGAGACCTGCATTTGTCAGTTTCGTGTACGCATCAGCAAGTTCTGAAACATCTTCTTCTTCGTCATATCCTGTGAACACGGCTCTGAACATTTCACCGTGTAGTTCTTCAGGGAAATCTTCATTAATAATGCCAGTCAAGATTTGAGAATAAATAACCGCAAGAGGATCTATCGTTCTTCTGTAGACAACATTTTGCTGACTATCTCCAGATGATTTATGAATGTTTTCTGTGAACGATAGGTCCTGCATAGAAAGCCCGTAGACCGAGACAGCAATATTGATAATGAATTTGTCAAAATCAGGTGACAAATCATATTGATCATATTTTTGATATTTCATTCCTGGCTGTGTGAATTTTATCTTTACCTGCTGACTCGCATTGCCAGATATAAGAGAGTTCCATTGTTGTTCGTATGCATCAATTTGATCTGGTGTCCATGTTGATGACTCAGGAACTTCCATCATTCCCTGCGGAATATTGCCCTCAGTGAAGTGACTCAAATCTTTCTTTTGTTTTCTTAGTGCCTGATTTACGAGGAGAAGAATTCGTTCTACTCGACTTTGACCATACGGATTGTCAGCAGCAGGAGATTCTTGATAATGAATAAGTTCATCTGATTTGAACCATGCTCCTGGGATTCCCCATGGATATTGCTGATATGCATAATTCGGCGGCTGAGGTATTCTTCCCCAGTCATCTAATAGAGGCTTAAACTGATCACCTGAATGAATCTCTAAACTATAGAGTTCACCATTTCTCTTCTTGCGTTTATAAATGTACAGTTCGTCGATCTGCGTCTGCTCTCTTAATGCCATTCTTAACCATGAGTGCAGATCATGCATTTTATCAGGAGATTCAAACCAACCCATAAAATAAGCGATTTCGGTCTGGTAATCTTTTTCATTTGCTCCTGCAGTGATATATTCAGGCTTTAATTCTATTTTGAACTGCATTCTAGGAACCATGTCCAACCATGCGCGTTCGCAAAGAGTAATTCCATTGTACATTTTAGCAAGCTGACGTAACTGCTGAAAACTAGGGATATCTGGGTTGTTCGAAGTTCTGTCAACAGGAAATGTATTGACAGCGACAGGAAAGCGCCATTGGACAGGATATCCACCAGAATTTACGCCCGGTTGATTCTGCAGAGGAATTCCAGGAGAGAAAAGTGCCTCTTGACCGGTGGGAACATTTGCAGTCTGACTCCCATAAAAAGTCTGTCCTAGTATTCCTTGCTGTTGTTGTGCAGGTACATAGAGCAGACCATTATTTAACATTGTAGGACCTGCTCTATGTATTGTAGCTATATTCGATTTTTTACGATTTCTTTTGTTCAACTAATTGTCCATATTTGTAGTTTCAGCTAAAATTTCTCTGCATTGCATTACTAGATCATAATTTTTTTGAATAAAATCAGTTTGAACGACTAATTCTTGGATAATTCGTTCTATTTTTTCGTAGTTACTTTTATTCACTACGTGATCAGCTTCTGCGATTAATTCAGCGTGTTTCTGAGTGATATTTTGACCGACCTGAATTACTGGTCCGCCAATAAGCTGAATTAAATTTCCTAAAAAGAGCAAAAACACAAACGGATATGGATCAAATGCTGATTTTGTGATAAATCCTTGCCATAACATCCATCCTGAAATGAATGCAATCAAGAAGTATACAAACCACATTGAGCCATATAAAGATGTGAGTGCCACAGCAATGGCATCATTAAATGACGAAGTCTTTGCTCTGACTTTGTTCACATTAACGATAGGGCCATACTGTTCTTGTTCTTTCTTCAGGGCTTTAATATGTTGTTTTACCATGGCATCACCGGTTTACTTTCTTGCCTGATCTCCTGTCTGCTCGCCGCTAATGCAACTCGTCTTTTCAGGGCTTTAATATGCTCTTCTGGGCTTATTTCAGAACCGGCAATTGTGTCGCATGCCATTGAACAATTGTCTACTTGGTCGTCATGCTGCGCATTCGGGAAAAGCATTAATTCCTCTTCCCATTCTGGTAACCATATCTCATTAAGAGGATGGTATACTTTGCCAGATTCGTAATAGACAGACGCAGTAGAAGCCCGACTTACTTTGTCTTTTACTGGCTTAAATTCTGTTACTGGAAAGCCTTGCTTCCGCAGTTGTTGAATCAGTGCAAGTTGATACGCTACATTTTCGACCTTAATAAAATTCGGCATGTGCTTTCTATAGATAAGAGAAATTTGTTTTTGCTGTTCAGGATTATCTAATCGTTCTCTTAATCTATCGACAAGCAATAGGTCATTTTCAGGTGTTACCGCCCACACACAAATGACCGTATAGTCTGCCGTTTGTTTCTGACTAATCGCAAGATCTACGGTAATAAAATGCCAACAATCAGAAATAAGGATTCGTTTTATCTCATCTGGTAGAATGAGCTCATAATACTTTAACTTTGTTGTAAAATATCTGAACCATCGCTTCTGGAATTGACCACCTTCTGCTGGCATCGGACGTTGCTGATACTGCCCTGCAAAGCCAACAGATCCTAACATCTTTTTTAAAGAATTTAGCGATGTTTTCGGTAATCTCTCTGGCCAGAGTAGTTCACCTTCTTCTTTGCGCGGATCTGACCAGCCGATGCTCGTAAAGCATTTCGTTTCTGGTTCAAATTCAGCAGGAAGTTTCAGATGAACATAATTACCCTGATCTAAAATATGACCACTGAGATCTGCCTGATGAACTCTCTGCATCACGATGACTCTAGCACCAGTTTTAGGATTATTGAGACGAGAACTCATCGTTTGATCCCACCAATCAAGTGTTCCTTGTCGAATTATCTCTGACTCAGCGTCGTTAACATTATGTGGATCATCACAAACAATTCGATCTCCACCTTCACCAGTGGCGGCGGAACCAACAGATACAGCAAGTCGATAACCACTTTTATCATTTTCGAACCTTGATTTTAAATTTTGATCTTTTGCTAATTGAAAAATATGACCCCAATTACCCTTATACCAATCTGATTCGATTAATCTTCTACATTTGATACTATCGCGAATTGCCAGTGAAAGTGCGTAACTTGAAAACATCCATCGAGTATATGGTTTCTCGATCCACTCCCACATTGGCCAAAATACAGAAACGCAAAGACTCTTCATCGCTCTAGGCGGCATATTAATGAGTAAATTACTGATTTGATTGTTAGAAACTGCTTGAAGATGCTCGCAAATTGCATCAATATGCCAATTATGTATATACGGAGTTGATGGTTCTGTAACATGCCAGGCTTGCTTCACAAACGAGCACAATGACCGTTCAGCACGAATCATTCTCTCTAATCTGATGTCCTCTATATTCAGAAGTTGCTCATATTGTGTCGGCATCTTTGTGCAGTCGTTTCTTGTTCGCCTTCTTTGCGAGTATTTCAAGAATTTCTAATTCTTCATCAGAGAGTAACATTAACTCTTTATTTCTTTTTCTTTCTTGATGTATATAACTTTGATCCGTTTTATCTAGCCGATACACGTTTTCAATATTATTTTTATCCATTTTTTAATATCTCATAAAACTAATGTTATTTTCTGATATTTAAGACCTTTTGTTTATTGAATTGTAACATAAAAATAGTGGAAATATGTTGATTTTGATACGAATAATAAGCTATGTTAAGATGGTCATAGTATTCGTTATAGTTCTCTATGTGACACAATGTGATAAAGTATACACAGTAAGAAACACTTCTTGGGTCTATAAAGTATGGAAGTAGTTATTGTCATCACCCAGAGGACAGCAGGACATTACTGATGAACTTTGATGTATATTTATATAGCTCATAAAGAAGGTCACCAAATGTCATCCTGGTGATAATCATCATCTTTATGCTGTACGCTTGTAAAAAAATATGTACAAAATAGCGATATCAATGTATAATGTATTTATAATGCTGAATATGAAAAAAATAAAGGAGAAACAAATGTCGAGCGCGAAAAGTGGAGAGTTTATCTGTTGCGATTGCAAAATAAAGTTTGATGAGGGATTTGAGGGTGAGGTTTTTGAAAAAGATGGCCAAAAGCAAACCCGTTGTGGGTATTGCTATAATATGAAGAATGAAAATACGCAATTAAGCATCGTAAGCTTATTGGAGGACGTAGATACACTACGTAAATTAGGAGATGTTTCAGAGTAATATTGCTGTTTTTAGTTACAAGATACTCATTAGGATACGTAGAGTATCCTATTTTTGTGCTGCTTTTATTTATAAAATTGTAAATGAATATTTTTTTAATATGTACAATTTGTCAAAAATAGTTTATAATACTATCATAAAGTTAAATGTTAAATTAAAAAGGAAAAAAGAAATGAAAATCGAAATGGTTACATCACCAGAAACTATTGCTGAATTGCATCTGAAGGAAATTTCCAGAGAAGATCGAATCAATTCGAACCTTAAAAAAATAGAATCAATGAACTCTGTTGTTGCGATCATTGTTTTTGGACAAAAGTACAAGATCATTAAAGCAGAAAAGAATAGTGATTTTCTACATGATATTGAAATATTTTTATTAAAAGAAGAAATTAAACCGCCATTCACGGCAAATTCTGTCGTTCGCCAAGAAACAAGAATCTCTCCATCAGCGCAATACGTCTATTCTCTTATCAAACAAATCGAAAAAATCGTACGTATGGATAAAGTTAACACGACATTCATTATAGAATTGTAAAAGGAGTTACAGTGGCGTATACTGAATTTGTGGGAAAAGGTAGATTCCCAAAAAGAGTTACAGAGATAGCAGAGAAAATCAAAGAAGAAATCAAAGAAGTTTTAAGTAACAGTAAAGATGACGACCTGGATTATAGCAAGATAGAGCTCGATTCTGGTTTTATTGCAAACATGACAGACATAAGAGATGATAAAATAATTCTCTATTTCATTCATGTTCTCATCGACACAGGCTGCACAGCAATCATCATTTCTGAACGACCAAATGGCGTACTCAGGTACGTCAGTCAGGGATCAAATGAGCAGTTGTATAGAGTATCAATGCAGTATTATCATTGTGGCGATATAAAAAGTGAAGAGGAGGAGTCAACCGAAGGAAAAATCGTTCTGTATGATGGAATTTATAGATTCCCTGATGATGTACAAAGTGTTATAGAAGAAGATATCAGCGAAGAAGATAAAAGACATATTGATGGTGTTGCATTTATGATTGTTGCTTACAATCTTGTTTATTACTACGTTCATATTGTGATAGATGGTGCGTGTAAAGGTCTTGTTTATGCACTTTCTTCTAGCGGCGAAAATGATGATGAACGCATAATCACGAGAGTGACTGTACAGACAACATTAATGGCATTTGATCAAAAATATCATCAAAAACTCATCATTGAATCTGCGAAATAATAAATGTAGATAGCCTCTATTTATTTAGGGGCTATTGTTGGCATTTAGGAGAAACAGATGAGAAGACAAATAAACAGTAGAAAAATTGTATTTCCACAATGGAAATTTGGTACTGCATATGTTGCAGATAGAGAGCTTCTATGCGCAGGTTTTGAGTGTGGAAAAATAATCGAACAAGGAGAATTATATACTCGTAAAAAAGTGGAAATCGTAAAAATTACCACTAATTCTAGCATTTCTGTTCACCCATTTTGTAGGAAATGTATTACGTTTGTAGAGGCAGATATTGCAGAAATAGAAATGACGCTTCTAGCAAAATATAGACTTACAAAATATGGAAAAATAGATACTGACTTAGCAGCCTATAACAAATCAGATTCACAAACATTTTACTTATAACAAATTGGAGTACTAATGATAAAAGACACCAAAGTTCAATCTATTAATGCAGAACTCGCAAATGGTGAAACAATTTTCGCAAATGATGGAAGTTCATGCCGTTTTGACAGAGCAAAAGGATCATTTGTTCACGTCAAAGGCAAAGATGTTCATTATTTCAAACAATTTGGAGAGCTTGCAAGTTTTATAGCATTTTTTAATGCTGAAACAGATAAAAAAGAAGAAACGGCAACAAAAAATCGCAAATGGTTTGTTTTAACAGCAGAGAGAGTGTATAGCAACTTTCATACAAAGCAAGAAGCTTCTGATTTTTGTGTTCAAGCTTTTGAAAATCAGCCATATAAAATTAGCAAAATAAATCAAGGCATATATGTCTGCGCTTTGAAAAAGAACTCTGTAAATAGTTACTATATAGGTATCAGAGAGAATTTAATAGAAAGTGGATTCGGCGAACAAATTAAAAAATGGGAAGAAAAGCAAAAATAGGTGTACTTTTCATAAATTTTGTTATATAATTGATATTAATATAGTAATTTTAAATAATAATAAGGATAAAAAAATGCAATGTGAACATGAAAAATTAAACCAATGCCGTAAATGTCGTATGTGCGTCAACTGTTGTGAGTGCTCCTCGAATCGACAAGTAATACGAAGACCATTTAGAACAAAGTATGTTGATCATGAGGAATTGAGACGTCAAAAGACTGTGCGGAGAACACGACAAGAAACGACATATTAACCAAATGCCAAAAAGGAGGTAGTGAATGCTACCTCCATTTTTTTATCTGTTTCTATAACTTGCAAGAGCAGGAGAACTATCGAAATGCCATTTTGCATTTGTCGTTTTTACAGGATTTCTGTATCTTGAACCAATATCTATCGCATCAGCGAAATTTTTCTGTTTAATTTTTCTTACAGAAAATGTCTCTTTTTCAGCAGGCATAAGTGCTGCTGTTGTTTTAAAATTCCCATTTCTGTTGCTTTCACTACTTTTTACAATTTTGTTACTAGCAGCATAAGGAATAATCTCCGACATGATGATCATGCCTCTATTAAAGAGGTGCCTCGTAATTTTGCTTTTAATTGTGCTTGAGCCAACAATTTTCAGTGTCATTTCTGTTAACATGTTTCTTTTCTTTCGCTATCTTTGTTTCTAATTTTCTTCTTACATTTTCTGTTCTACGAGATGCACTACTCTTCTACTATCTGTGCCGTTGTCGTGATAGCTTTTATACTCATTTTGCTGATGAAGTTATCGAGAATATCTACTTCCTGCTCTGACAGAAGAGAAATATCTACACTTGACGATGGAGATTCGTTTTCATTTGAGTTTCTATTGCTATTATTTTCAGTGCTGAGACCGAGTGCCAATCTTCCAGCTTTTTGCCAGTTGACAGCTGCTCTACCGAGTCGATCAAGGCTCAATTGATCAAGAACTTTGCCATCTGCAGATGCAGTATCAATGTGCATAAGAATATGGTCCATAGCACGCTGAGCTGCTGTGATGCACGTTTCATTGAATCGGTCTGCAGCTTTGATATAATCATCCATATTTGCTGCAGATACCCATTTATGCAGTTTCGCTTGCCAATTTTCCCTCTTATTGATCCACTGGCCCTCATTCATTCTACGATGAACAGTTGAATACGGAATATCGTGTGCCTCTGATATCTCAGTGAGAGTAGGATAATAAACTTCTCCATTAGGTTGAAGAAGCCCCTGAACGAATTGCCTCTCTATGATCTCCCAAGAGATATTTGTGCTATTGATAGAAACGACTTTTCCTTTTTTGACTCCCCTTGATGCCATAATGCGTTTACCCCTATATGATCGGCCTCTTCATTTCTATTTCGATCATTTTGGCCTTCTTCTTTAATTCAGCGTATCTCTCAACGCTATCTTTGCCGACCATCTTTTTATCGCCAACAATAATTTCTTTAAGGCACCTATCTTCCATGAGACGATATACTTGTGTTCTTGACATTCCTAACAGCCGACTAGCATGCTGCACAGAAACAATATTTTTTATTACTCTTGAATCAGTTTCATTTGACAATTCATTTGATACTTCATTCATATAAAAATCTCCATAGTCTATAATGTTTGATACTATTATAATATACAATTGAGTGTATTTTACACACATTACAAAAAATGGTTTTAGAACGTAAAAGGTCATAGTGTCAATGAGTTTTTCATAACTATATACTTTTTTCTCATTTTGTATTATAATTTATATAAGAAGTAGTGCAAAAAGAAGAAAAATATGAAAGAGAGAACAACAAGAAGAGAAATAAGTCGAATAAAAAATGAAATTGAGAAATTCCTTGAAACATACGGGACTAATGATATTGATATCATGATTAATGGTAATCGTTATCATATAGTGACTCAAGATAATCAAAGATACATCATTTGTGTTCTCAGGAATGAAGTATGGTTTGCCAACTTGAGAAAAAGCGATCCAAAGAGAGTGATACATATCGAAAAGTCGAATCACTACGAAAGGGAAATGAGAAATGCTAAGTTTGTTCGATGAAAATCACAAGTACACTGATCATGGGAAGTATCTTGATCTGGCTGCTGATGCGGCATTGAAACAGATTTTTGAGAAATTTTTGCAATTAGGATATTCGCCAAGAGAGATCTCCCATATTATACAGCTCAAAGTAACAGAATTCGAAACTCAGGCAATCGTTGAAAATGATTTGAAGAAGTAGTGGAGAATGACGTGAGAGAAGTTACAGAAGTTCATATCGATATCGACGGGACAATCGCTAGAGAAAACAAAGATTCATTGTTAGAATTGTGCAATGAGATTTTTAAATTAGGCATTGACAAAAATCAGTTGAAGAATGTTTCTTTAGAGCGATTTCATTGGCTTCCTCGCGTCATTGAATATCGCAATCAGATCGGCGATGAAGTATATAATAATCAATTTAAAAAAATGCAGTATCATCCTGAACACATTGCAATACTGCACACGATAGCAGATGCTGTTGAAGGTGTAAACCAATTACATGCCGTTGCAGATGATTTATACTACAACACATGCAGATTTACAAGACATACTCGGTGGAATGCAGATATTCAGCGAATGACACATTTCTGGCTAGAGACGAAAAATTTCCCAAATCATGAAAAGACAATATTCTGCGAAGGATATCACGGAAAATTAGTGAGTATCCTGAGCAGATTAAGAGAAAATTCAGATCTCAGAATTATTTTAATCGACGATAACGCCGAAGTTCAGCTGCAGTTCTTCGATCAACTCGCAAGAAAAGATCAAGAAATTGTAGCATCACGATTAGTTCTTGTAGGTTTTAGTTTTGATGAAGAAGAGTTATTGCCAGATATGCCAATTCGGCTACATTCACTGGAAAAATGGCAAAATGTGAAACAGCTAATTGAAAAGGAGTTCAAAAATGGCGGACAAAAACAAAGATAACAGACGATATGATATGGGCGGATTTCAGTCTCATGACGGTGGTGGCCATGATGGCGGAGGTTACGGTGGATCTGGTGATAGTGACAATGCTCGAGATCCAAATTGTCGATTTTGCAAAAATAATGAACGTTGTCCATATATTGTCTGGAGCGATATCACCGGTGGTTATATTCACGATTCAAGCGGTTCTGCTACGTATTCAGAGAAAATAATCACAGACAATAGCTTTCCGACAGTTGAAAAGACGCCACGTCCAGGAGACAAAGATAAAAAGAAGAAAGGATTCTTCAACTGGTAAATGTATAACCATACTGTGGGCGATGTTATTATTCAAGAGCGTCCTGTTAAGAATAGATTGCATGCCACGATCTTTTATTTAAAAAGATTTAATGGAGAAAAATGGGTATTCCTTAGCAGGACCATCGATATAGCAGATTACATCATAAATTGGAAACATGTTTACTTTCAACCACAACAGAATAGAGTCTATTGGAGAAAGAAAATGGCAGAAGATCAAGAATTAACAGAAGTTGACAAAGCAAGAATAGAAATTCAGCGAAAATTAAAGCAACTCGGCGCCCCTGAACGTTTTATTGTCGACATAATAGAATTGTTTAAAGAAAATGCTTCTACAGCATTTGATAATAATGTAGCCAAAGATCCTGAATTTCTATTAGAATATAGTGCGTTAATCAAAGAAATGCAAGCACATAAAGTTACTGATGATCAAATTGTCGAAGTTACAGGTTTGCTCAAAGTTTATACGACTGCCATTAACGAAAAGAAAAACTAGAAACTTTGTACTATAAAAATGACGTAATTGCAACTAATGCCTATTAGTTGCAATTAAGATTTAGAAAGGTGAAATTATGAAAAAGAAATATGGAATGGCAAGGCCAAAATTGTCAAAGAGTATGCAAGCATTTAAAGCAAAAGAAACAAAAATAATAAAACCGCCTAAGAATAAAGGCATAAAAAAACAAAACAAAGATGATGAAAAGGAGATAAAGTGATTATTCTTATCAATGACTACCTATTTGGTATCAATAAAGACAATGTGACATTTGAAGATTTGATTAAATTGGTTGGCAAACCTGAGTATTCAACTGTTATTTACGGAAAAGGCCCCCAAGAGAATCAAGAAGGATTATTATTAGCAGGTCAATCTGTCAAAATTAAAGAAGGCATGATTTTCAGCATTGTTGTTACTGGAAATGCTTAGAAACAGCAACAGCAAAAGCAGCAGTTCAATTATTAAAAATCGTAGCTGCGTTGTCTACAAGTATACTTGAGTAAAAAAAATGATGCGATAATATAAAAAGATGTACATAGTGTACATTATTGTTTATAATACTATCAAAGAAGAGTAATCAAAAGAAGGAGGTTCGCCATGAATGCAGTAATGTCAACAATAGAAGAAAAGTGTGAACGCGTTATCAAAAATAAGATACGATGTGGTGGACCTTCTGCTTTTGTCGAAATTTTGAACAAAATGATACGTGAGTATAGAAAAAAATTTGGCCTCGGATCGTATCAGATTCTTAAGTTAGACGATGTGTGTATGTCTCTGGCCAGAGCAGAATTTGTCGGAGGCAAGGTTATTCTCTTCGGGTATGAGACCATCATTGACAACTATGAATCAAATTTCGATTTTGACAATGAATTACATATTATTATTGAAACAAAAGAAGTAAGAAGAATTGTAGAGAGCATCATGATCAGAATGCTAATATCTATTAAGATGCTCACAGCTGCATAAAGGAAATAGTATGAATTGGGATACAAAATTGTCGTACAATAGTGAAATAACGTATGGCGTATATTATGAGATTGGCAAAGTTGAATTTACAGCAATTGACGGCAATATCAGAGTCGTGTCAATCAATGATTTACTATACTGCCAAAGCTGTGGAATACGCAATGGAGAAACAGTAAATAATTATCAGAGTAGAAGTCTAATGGTTGCTGCTGCTGAAGTGACATGCCGCGGTGTCGTTCACAATGTAAAAATGTCAGTAGAAGGAACACTGTGCCAGTGTTGTGCATACAATTGGCACAATTTTGATCAATTTACAGGTTTGCCAGAAGCACAAGAGTATGAACCAGAAATAAAGAGATTTATGATCTAGAAATAACGAATTAAGGAGAAAAGCAAAATGAAAGAACTTGAATACATCTTAGTAAAAACATTTGCAAATGGCGAAATTAGAGTAGATAATCATCAGAATGAGATCGGCATACGATCAGAGAGTACAGAAATTATTGCTGGAAGTTACTATGACACATGGCAGTATGACAAAAATAACACGGTAAGTATGAGAATACATACAGAAGATCGTGGAGGACTTTTGTATCGGTTTGTTTTCATTGATCAAAGTCCAAGCGCTATTGTCATTGCCATCGAGCAGAAAACAAGTCTCGATGGCATTATCGCGATTACACCAATCAAAACATATAACGGCTGTAACATGGAATTGTACAAAACGTACTTTTTCAATGTCAAGTAAATAACAAAAATAGCATAGGTAGAATCAAAAATGCCTACGCTATTTTTATGCATTCTTACATTATCACCCAGATGACAATTCCTCGTTATATGTATAAATATACATCTTTTTTGATTTAAGTCATCAAATGACCTCTGGGTGATGACATTTTTGTTCACGAGTCACGGTTCGAGACAAAATAAAATGCGGATTTTTAATTTAAGTGAGAATCCGCAAACTCACTACTTATTAAATTTCGACGACGTCGTATACGTCGTCTGCGCGTCTCTCGTCATCTTCTGGGATTTCAACGAGTTTGTAACCTTTTTGGGTTAACTCTCGTTTCAACTTTCCGTTTTCGATCTTCAAATCCAACTCGTACAGTTTCTCGATTGGAGTGGTGAACTCTTCAGTCAGTGCACGTTCGTTGACGTTGATTTGATCGAGGATCCAGAGGATTTCGAGAGGGAGATCGTTCATTTTGGTTTTTCCTTTCACTTTTTACGTTTGAGTAAACTCATTTAGCTTACATTATGATTATAACACGGAATCGCGCAAATGTACATACTCTGGGTACGAGTTTTCATTATTTTCAAAGAATTCGTTAAAATTCGTTGTGAAATACGAGTTTATACCAACTTTGACAAATTAGTGAGAATTCGTACCCAGAGTATGTACATTTAGGTGATTTCATGTTATAATCATATTAGAAGTTGAGTACATAGAGTAAACCGCAAGGAGAAAAGAAAAATGGAAAAGAAGATCACTCAGAGCATCGAGGAAATCGAAGCGCGTATCCGTGAACTGTTTCCAAAACACGTCTCGAAGAACCGAGAAGGAAACAGAAAGCCAATCCCTCAGGAAATCAAAGATCTGGTCGCTGAGATCAACGAAAACGAGCGTATTCTGGGTGAGACTTATGGAAATCCACACCTGTTCGATCGTAACGAAGCTCTAAAGAAGTCTCTGCCAAGTGAGTATCGCCTGATCCCAGAATGGAAGCATGGTAACATTTACAGAGTCGAGTACGCGTAATATCTAAGCGAATTTCCACGAACTTAGTAGAAAACGTGGAAATTCACATAAAAACTATGTACAAACGCTCGATTCTGATGTATAATATATTTAGAAATTGGAAATGCATAAAGTAAAAGGAGAAACGCAAATGTACGTAGTAAGATTCAAAATGATCGGTGGTAAAGAGATCCTCGGTGACGATCCTACAAAGCATCGTAAAGTCGCCCTCATCGATGTCGTATCTCGTTTAAAGCTTGCTTTCATTACTGAGGTCACACTCGTTGACACCTCTAAAAATACACAAAAAGTTTATACAAAAGCAGATTTAAAAGAGTTAGAGGAGTGGATCGAGGATTAAAAACAAGCTCCTAGGAGAGATCCTAGGAGTATTTTTATGCGTTGTTTTAGAACGATCACCCAGATGATAATTTAGCACGAGCTATATAAATATATATCTACATTTATGGAGGTCCCCAATTTTCACCCTGGTGATGACAATTTGTGATCAAGAGACAGAAAAATAGCCTGGTACGAAAAATACCAGGCAGTAAAATGAAAAAACTTTATTCTCTCTCTATTTCTTCATCCTCAATTTCTTCTTCAATTTGCATAATAGGTTTTACAAGGATTGTCACTCTGGACGTCGCAAGAACAATATCATTTTCTTCATCTGGACGTAACACAAGAGCAGTTTTCATTAATGTTTTTAGCGACTCGTCAATGTCAACAAAAACAAAATCTCGATCAAAAAGAAGGAGTGAATTTTCTGAATCTTTGAATAATCCCTTTATGCTAACTTCAATTTCCCTTCCTAATAGATTTATTGCGTTTTTTATAAAATTTTTGATATTTGACGGTTCGATTTCATGTGCTAAGATTGTACTAAAAGGACTAATTTTCAACGTCTTTACCTCACGTTTTATTAATTTCAAGTGGTGACGAGTCAGGATAATTCCATCCGCAGAACGTACAAGGACCTGCTCCTGTTTCTTGATCTCCATTATCCTGATTTGTAAGACATGGTTGAAAACACCTCGGACAGATCCCACGTGAAGTGCACACTTCACAAGGATCTGAACCAGGAGATTCTGGATTATTATCTGATCCTGGAAAAATGCCGTGCCCGTTGCAATTAACGCAATAAAAAGGCCATTTATTTTTGTATTCCTCAATTTCTTTCATTACTTGTTCATATGCTTCTTTAGAGCCATATTCTCCCCATTGGCGAGGGTCTTCTTGAATAGCCACAAATTCTTTATCTAGAAACATTCTAACTGCCCAACTTACAATTGCGTCTCTAGTAGCTGCTGGTGATTTTTCTTTTACTTGTTTAAATGCTGCCTCGAATACCGCAGCTTCTGCCGGCATCAACGCCATTTTTATATCGTATTTCACTATCTCCTTTCCGAATGTTTCACTGTTCAATTTTAAGTACGACCAGATATTCTGTCTTAATTGTATAACAAGATATGATCGACCTTCTGAATCGATATATTCACCTAGTGTTTTATCTCCAGTCCATGTTCCTATCTTTCTGACATGGACATTTTTCACAGAAACGTTGTCGATAGGCAACCCGAATATACTGTTATTTATATAGTTTTCCATTTTCACTTTACTCCTGATACATAAATAGATTCGGTGCACCATATAACATTAGATTTGCATTAACCGCGTCAAGAAACGCATTAGGATATTTATCCCATTGAATTTTCTTGATATCATCATAAGATTCTATTTTTGCGTCTGTGTCTATCTGCTCAAGTAACTTTTTTAGTGTTATGAGCTGAGATTCTCTGTACTTTTCAATACAATTTTCGATAGGATATGTTGATAGAGATCGCACAAGTTTACGATGTATTGCAGCTCTGATTTCTTCTTCAGTAACGTCAAACTCTGGAGATTTTGTTACTGCTAACCAGATGTTCCATGGCGTGACTGCACCATAGTTAGCATGACTTTTTCTCACTGCTGCTTTGAGAACAACATCTAAAAATACATCTCTGGTCGTCATCCACTTTTCTCCTTTTTCTTAATGTAATCTAATAATAGTCTCAATGACTTTTTCTTTGTTGTTCACTTTGCTTTTCTCTTTCTGATGATGTGATTAGCAATACGTATACCTAAGTTAGTTCCTACATGATACGATATAATACCCACGATTGTATATACGATGAACTGAAGTAAAAATGGAAGACCGATAAACTTGTTACTAATAAACGAAACTGCAGCACACAAAACCACAATGATTACGATTATCACTATTGAATCGACGTAAATGAAAATTTTCCAGTCTTTTCTAGTGTATCGTCTCATGTAACGCCACATTTTCATAATGTAATGTCTCATTTTACATTTCTCCTTTAGTTTATTATGTACTCTTAAATATATTATACAACATTTTTCATAAAAAGTACATATTTTATTGCATTTTTTCTGCATTTCATTGAAACTATAAAAAAAATAGCTCGTATGCTTAACACACACGAGCAGAATCTCAGTTTCTTATATCGTAAAGCTACTAAGAGCAGGTTTTACAAGTTTCTTTTTGTAATCATTCATGTAACTAGGACATTGTTCGATAAATTGATTATATTTCTTTTCTGATAGCTCTATTTGTTTTGGAAGCGCTTGTTCTGATGGTGGTTCTGGCAATCTCGTAGACTCTAGAAGTTTCTTGATATTGTCGAATCGTTTGTGTGAATATACTCCTCTATCATTTTCAATAGATTCACTAATACTATTGTTGTGGACCTGCATTGTCGCAATATCATCAGGAGCAAAACCCAAATCATTTTCATTGACACTATGAAGATAGACCTTCATACTCTTCAAGGCTGCATAAGGTGACACATGACTGCGCCAAAATTCTTCAAGCTCATTAAGTGTGTATGATATTTTAAACTTTCTTAACACACGATATCTTTTCGGCAAAAGTAAACCATATTCTACACTCAAGTAGTTTTCCAAGTCATTGTAACCTACTAATCGCTCGTCCTCCCATAGTTCTCCTAGTTTTGTTTCTATGACTCTTTCCCACATTAAGCCTATTTTGCTGGCTGTAATCTGATCGTTTGGCGTACCAGGAATCACACCGTACCAAACACGGTACCAATAGTTGCATCGCCAAATTCTATCGAAATTTGTGAGTCTTTTCATTTATTTTTTTCCTTTTTACGAATCTGTATATCCTGCTTATCACATAATGAACAAGCAGGATATACACACTCACGAGATCAATGTTATCCAATTTCACCAATCATTTCAAAGTACTTAAAGTCTGGAGCTACTAAGAGTAAAATAAGAGTCTCATAGCCATCGTCGATTTTAATCATGCTTCCATTTTCCCACTGAAACCACTTTTCTGCTTGTCTGAAAAGATCAGGAGAATCCGTGATAATGTAACTCATAACGCCTTCAAGGCGAATAATGCCACGAATATCTGCGCCTGGTTTTAGTTTCATGTAGAGCATTTCGCTTTTCTCCTTTGTGTTTAGCTGTTGTATTTACAATTTCTAAGTATATTATACAACATTTTTAGCAAAAAGTACATACTTTTATGACACTTTGTAGCAACTCGTAGAAACTGGGCAGCAAAATAGGAGAGATTTCTCTCTCCTATCGCGCATTTCGTGCGCTTTTTATACAACGCGCACAATATCGTTTCTAGCAATCAACAATGCAGCGAGATCATAATCTTCCGTGCCTTCTTTTAAAAACAAAAGTTTTTCGTCATCTTGCTCTAAACCATGCCAATTTTCTTTCGTATTGTGCTCGGCGTTCAAAAGTAAAATGCCGCTTTCCGTTTGTGAAAAATAAAAGTACTTTTTGCCATTGAGTTTGAACTCAACACTGTACTTTTCGTCTTTCACCTCACGCTCGTCAATTTCAATAATCGTTTTGCTAAAAAGCTCTTTTACAAATTTGCTTAGCATTTCCATTTCTCCTTTGTGATTTGCGTTTGTTATTCAACTTCTAAATATATTATACACTATTTTTGGCAAAAAGTACATACTTTTTATACGAATTTATAGCAATTTATAAAAGTTCGTGAAACTCGTAGAAACTACTATAAAAAATGGCTAATACTTAGGTATTAGCCACAATAATTAAATAAATTAATTATTCAATTGCAAACTCTCGAGTGAGTGTAACATACACTTTATTAGTATCCTCATTCACAATTTGAGCTTTTTCAATATAAAACTCTATGAATATTTTGTGAAGAGTGGGAGTTGCTTGCTCAACATTTTCAAATTTCTTCTTGTGCGTAAACTCCATTGCGTTTGCATGCATGTACTTAATAATGAACATTATTTTTCCTTTCGCTTTTCGCTTTCGTAAGTTTAATTTAACTTACATTCTTATTATACAACAAAATCGCATAAATGTACATAGTTTTCGTATGTATTTTAGTGTATTTAACAAAATTCGTAGAAACTTGTCTTTTATCAACGAATTTTGGCGAATTTGTATAAATTCATAGAAACTCGTACGAAAACTATGTACATTTATGCGATTTTGTTGTATAATATACTTAGAAATTGGAAATACGCAAAGAAAAACGCGAAAAGTAAAAAAGGAGAAACCAAAATGGAGAAAATGCATATTGGAGTCACAGGAAATTATGTAGGTCGTCGCTCTAACGGACACTTAATTATGGTAAGCGCAGAAGTGTTTCAAAAAGAAGCGAAGATGCACTTCGATGATTTGATCGAACATATCGAGAATCCTACTCTCACACAAATTTTGGAAACTTGGGAGCAAGTTGACATCATAGTAAATAATGTGATGTACTGGGAGATCTAGACACTAAAAGGCCTCTGGCTAATCACCAGAGGTCATTTTGGGCTTTCAATAGTAAAAGATGTATATTTATATAGCTCAAGAGCTACTGTCGTCTGGTAAGTCCTGAGCAACAGTCCAGGCGCTCGAGTATATCGACTTAAGATTGCTTGCATATTCTCGTGCAAATGATTCTGTCGCCCAAAAGCCTATGTCCTGCACGCTATTAACCGCGCTGCACATGATAAGAATGTTTGCCGTTTGGTTATAAGGGACCATTTCTTTCGGTTCAACAATAAACTCGTTTGCTCTATATTTTACACCAAAAACATCTAAAAGGGCAGAATCAGAGTTGAGACCAACAGCAGTAAGAGCCGTTAATGTTTTGTTCACTTGATGAATAAGTGTGTCTATCGGTGTTGTAAGATCAATAGAGTCTTTTTTAGAGTCTACGATCTTTCTGTGCTCAATGTATGTATTAGCATGATGCTCGAATTCGAATGTGACTCTACGACCGTTCTCCCAGTAGTCCGACCATAGGACACCATCAAATGTTGGAATAGCGAATTGTGGAACCCATCTGTGAGTCCCTTCAGGTTTTACTTTATAATCTCTTATAAGCACGATTTCCTCCTTAAAGCATAAATCTTCTAACACCAGGTTCTTCTTCTGGAAGAAATTTCAGAATATAGTGCAGTGCCTGAATTTCTGTTGAATACGTCACAATGACGTTCTCTATTGTTTCTCCATTAGGAGCACGTAGATCATACTTTATTTTTTTCTTTACGTATGACATCCATGAATTTCTTCTACTATCAAAGTATTGAGGATAGCAGAAATTTTCAACGATATCGATTCTGAAGCCGCTGAAACCTTCTTGTGTAAAAAGTTTCTTCGTTTCATCTAAAGTCAAAGCTCGCATAATTCCACCTCTATAACATGAATCGCTTGATTTGTCCTTCTTCATCTTCCACAGTAACATCATCTTCAAAAATGTACATTATAGCAGAGGATCCGAATAACATAGAAACAGGAGCAAGTTCTTGATTTTTATAAAATGATTTTGTAAATCTCATATATGGAGTCCATTTTCCTATATTGTCAACAAACTTTTCAGGAAAATATCTTTCTCCATCGTGTCTAATTCTATCACCATTATATCCATTTTCTGAAAAAAGTTTGTTGACAATATCTCGAGATATTCTCATGATTCACCTCATAACATATATCGATGTACATGCGCATCTTCAGTATGAATAAATTTTGAAACATAATTTAGCGCTGCAAGCGCTGTGAAAAAACTAATATCTTGATCTTTACGAGTTCCGTCACTATTTAATTCAAATTTGCTACAAGGTATCCACTTATTCTCTAGAGTATTTTTAAACTCTGGGCAATGTTTTTCTTCTTTTATGATAATCCTAAAATTTTGATATCCTTCTTCGGTGTAAAGACGTTCTATGATTTCATTCGCGAGCATTTTTATTTCTCTTCACAACATGAATCGTTTGATTGATGATTCTTCTTCAGGAAGTAATCTCGTAATATGATTAATCGCGGCAAGGTCTGTTTTATAACCGCATGGCTCAGAATAAGTTAAACCATCAGAATTTGTTTTTACCATTGTATATTGCTGCCATGAATCTTTATCGTGATCAAAGTATTCAGGAAACCTCTTCTCCATGGTAACGATTCTGAAACCAAGGTAACCTTCTTCTGTATAAAGTTTTTCTATGATTTCATCACTAATATTCAAAGCATGAATCTCCTTATTTTAGGCTCTTCATTCTCGATTAATTCAATAACAAAAGATATTGCATCTACTCTATTCTCAAAGAATAGTGTTTCATACGTTGTAACAGGTTTGTTTGTATCTGTAAATGTGACTGAAGTTTTTTTTATATGTGGTTTCCATATATTCGCGACATAATCTTTATATTCTGGGAAAAACAAATCATCTATTCTACTAATTCTAGTGCCGCTGTACCCGTCCTTTGTAAAAAACAAGTCTATGATTTTATTATCAAATATCATCACAAATTAATCCTCAAAGCATGAATCTTCTAACACCAGATTCTTCTTCTTTGTCTGGAAGAAGTTTTCCGATATAATGCAGTGCTTCTGGTGTTGCAGAATCGAAAGACACAATTTCGAACGATATATCTGCACTTTCTTTGCTGTCGTCAAGTTTCGTAATGCGCTTCAAGTACGATTTCCAAATATTCATAAAACGATCTTTATATTCAGGATACTCTATTCCGTCTTTCACAAAGATTCTAAAACCATTATATCCAGTATCAGAGTATAATTGATGCACAATATCGTTATTGATAAATTTCACATGTACCTCCCAATGCCATCCCAAGCATTTGTGAATTTGTATCTATCATACTGATCTTTTTCTACAGGTTCATGCTCTTCGAAGTAAACTAGATGTTCATCAATCTTCTGCTGGATTTTTGCTAGACTACCCTGAACTCTAGCACGTTTCTTTTGCTCTAGCAATTCATTGAGCTCTTTGAGTCTTGTTTCACACTCTTCAGTGACGAGAATGTCTCTGATTTCATCCCATTCTACATAGAATTTAATTTCATTGGCATTGTCGAAGACTCTTCGGACAGGAATACCGAGAAGAACAAATTTTATCATTCTGCGGTTCAAGAGTTGCAGCGTCTCGTGTTTGTAAGAGTGGTCGTTCTCATTTCTTGAGTCTCTTAGGATATCTACCATATCTACCTCAAGCATATCGAGCGTCTTACGAATATCAGTCTTTGTGATTTTGCGAGTCTTCAGGTCATCGATGGCATTTTTCATTTCACTTTTCTCCTTGTGTAAGTTTTAAGGAGAAACTCACAAACCGTATGTTTCTAGATGACGTCTTCGAATTTGACGTGTTTGCTCAGACGCTTTAGCTGCTTTAGCTGCTCATCAAGTTGGTTGATTTCAGCGCACATGATATCTGTGTTGAAAGAGTTTCCTTGTGACACTCCATGAGAATTTGGGAGTCTATCATTTTCAAGATCGAATATCGCTCTCTCTAAATTATCCTTCTGAAACCTCATACTTGCTAAGAGTCTCTTTTTCTTGTCTTCGATTTTCATCTCTACGTCGTGGATTTCCATAAAGAGGTATGAATTGTCTTGTGCCATTTCTATTTCTCCTTTGCATTCTTCGCATTTGTTATTCAACTTCTAAATATATTATACAACAATTTCATGAAAAAGTACATACTTTTTATGTGAATTTACACGAAATTGTTGCAGTTAGTTGAATCTTATACGTAATTTACGAAGTAATACTCGTTATCGAATCTGTACATTCTCTTGATTTTGTTAAATGTCACTGGTTCACCGTGTGTCTCAAGAAACTGCTTCAAAGAAACCATCTGAGAGTCATATTTTATTATTGCCTCTGGATTTCTTGCTCGATAATGTTTCTCGTGAGTCACATTGAGCTCCTTGAGTTTAACAACACAATACTCTGGGATGAGAATGTCTTGGATATCAGCATTCACAACATAATACTCTACTGTATCACCATCAAGTTTCTTGTGCAGAGGGACACCGAGAACTGCGAAGTTTGTAAGATAGTTGCCAATTTGCTCATGGCGAAACTTGATTTCCTGCTGATCATCTGTTAACGGATTCTCGTCCTTGAGCTCATTCATGTATTCGTTGAGGACATAAAGCATAGAGTCTATGACATCTGCAGTCGCTTTTGTTCCATTTCTCATTGTACGTTTCTCCTTTGAGGTAGGCTCCCAGAATCATCCAGGAGCCTCCTGTTATTTAGAACGTGTCTCCGATTGGGTCGCCAGTGTAATCTACCATGGGATGCAGTGAAGTGAGGTATTTGCGAACGAACTCCTCAGAGACATCGAACGTGAAGTCCTCTGCAGAAGGGACTTGGAGGCAATTCACCTGAGCCGCAGCAATAGAGTTTGGAGTTGGACTTCCGAGAGTGAAGTCACATGGCTGATACTTGATACCACCAAATTCTATAAGGCGAATGTCTTGGTTTTCTTCGTAGGCGACTACGCCCAAAAATTCGAGGACTTCGTTGACTTTTGCGATGATTTCTTCGAATAGCATTTTGTTTTCTCCTTTTGTGGTTAACGTTTTGATTTACAACTTCTAAGTATATTATACAACAAAATCACCTAAAAGTACATAGTTTTCGTACGTATTTTTGCAATTTTAGGCGATTTCGTGTAAATTCACTGATTCTTGCGACGTTCCTACGGAGTCTGCGACTACAATTCTGACTTCGGAAATTTCTTGATTCGGTGCAACTGTTTCAGGTGTTCATTGATTCTATAGAGCTCTGCGCAACCAATGTCTATGTCCAAACCATTTCCTTGAACAACACCTCTAGAATTTGGCAATCGAGATGTCTCTGGCTCTGCTTCAAGTTGGGCAATGGCTCTGTTGAGACAATCTCGTACGTATTCCATGTTGCTTATGAGTTTCGTTTTCAAGTCATTGAATTGATACTCGACTTCCATGATCTCGAGATCGAGTCTTGTTAGATTACTGGATTCAGCTTCAAGACTCTGATTTTTGATTGTCTCTCGGTTTTCTGGCATCTTATTTTCTCCTTTTCCCATTTTTTTTATTTCTCCTTAAGGTGTAGCTCACTATATTTCAAGTGAGCCATAGAAATTTTAGTATTGACTCCACTGATTTCGCGGTGCAAGGTGCTGACCAAAAAGATTATAGAGACGTCCGCACTCGCATTCGTTTGTGAATGAATACAACTCAACTTCTCGACCGCAATCACAGAGACCAATTGCATTTTCATCAACCTTATGATAATACTCTCTTACGCCTCTGTTCACGACATTGACTTCTCCTTTAAGGCACTTACGGAGAGACTCCAAGGCAGTTGACTCAAGATGGTAAACATTTCCATGTTCATCGCTTTCGAACATGTATCCGCCATTTTCGTCATCTACAAATGCGAAATACAAGGCGTATGTAGTAACCCACTCGTGCTTTGCTTTGCTGATGATTTTCATTTCCATTTTTCCTTTGTGATTTACGTTTGCTATTCAACTTCTAAAATATATTATACACTGAAATCGATGAAATGTACATAGTTTTCATATGAACTCCATCGATTTCATGCAAATTCGCTGACTCTACAAGAAATTAGTAAAGTAATACTCATTCACGAATCTGAATTCGTTGCTGATGCTATTATATGATACTGGCTCGCCGTACGACTCAAGAAGTTGCTTCAGAGAGTCTATCTGTTCATGATACTTTGCTCTAAATTCAGTGCTTCTCGCTCGGTCGAGTTTCTTGTTGACATCATTTAATGCTTTAAGCTTGTCATAACAATATGCAGGAATCACGATACCGTAAAGATCTGTATAATCAACATAATACTCTACATATTTGCCAACATCTCGTTTGTGCAGAGGAATTCCCATCACTGCAAAATTAATAAGATAGTTTCCGATTTGTTCATGGCGAAACTGAATGTCTTCCTTACTGTCTTTTGCTTCTTCGACCATTTCATTCATGTATCCATTCAGAATCGTGATCATTGTTTCTATTGATGCTGCTGTTGTCTTTTTACCGTTCATTTCTCATTTCTCCTTTGAGAGTCAGGGAGGTGATGAGCCTCCCATTCTCTTTCTACTGCTTGTTCTTTTCGTATAGTTTCTTGTTGCCTTCGTACATTCTTTCGAATGTTTGCTTGGCTCTCTCGTTTGCTTCGATTTTTTCAAGCGCGAAGTTTACTGCAGCACTGAGACTCTTATATTTAACAGGCACATAATCGTATTGACGCTGGCCGCGAGAAACTGCGTACTTTCTCCATTGGCCTCTTTTGTAAAAGCCTTTCCAATAGGCACCTGTAAACTCTGTTGGCTCATATTCGCCATTATTTAGCTCGATGCGGATTCCTTTGTAGCCTTCTTTTGTCTGCAACTGTTTTTTGATCGCTTCTTTTTCTGCTTTTTCCATTTCTTTTTCTCCTTAAATTCGCTGTTGTTTTCTAACTTCTAAATATATTATACAACAAAACCATTGAAAAGTACATAGTTTTTATGCGAATTTCAATGGTTTTTCAAAAGTTCGTAGTGTCTACTTCCAAACTGCGACGTACCGATTTTGTTTTAGATCCCAATAGATTTGTTTCATGTCAATAGTAAGAATCGCACCAAACATTGTATCTGCATGTCTGCGGTGGTATTCTTTTTCTGTCTCTGTGAATCTATCATTGAGAATCTTTGATATTTTCTCATCAGACATCCACCCAACGATTTCAAGGGTGTGTACATTGTCCAACATCGTTTTAACGTAGCGCCATTTACTAAACTGAAAAATGTTTTTTGGCAGTTCTCTTGTATCTAGCATTCCCTTGTCCCTTTAATGCAATGAATTCTTTTCTATTTGCTGACGAATCCTATTTCGATACTCTTCACCATCTTTCCAACCAATTTCTTCTTCAGTCGTAAGAGTTTTTCGGTACTCTTCTAAATCCATTGTCTGATATTTTCTTAAGAATTTTTCTCGAAGTGTCCAAGGATATCCAAGATAGTCTTCGATAATAAAGAAAACATATTCTGGATCAGACTCTGCGATAAACCATGATTTTATCAAACCGAGAGATCCTTCTCCTCTTGATACTGTTGTTCCTAACTTTATTTTTGCCCATTCTTCTCTTGTCATTTCCATTTCTCCTTTCGACGTATCGCAACAACGGCCAAAAATAGGCTGGACTCCGAGGATTCGAACCACGGTTACTCCTGTCCAGGTGGATCTGGAGATCAATTTCACGCATCCACTCGTTGCCATCGATCAGCAGGAGATACTTGCCAAAGAGTCCCATAGAATGCAAGTTTTTAAGAGGAACTTGCAAACCTCATAATCACTAATCGATGTATTCATGTTGATCGGTATCATAGTTGAACTTCAAGAAGCGGCCAGTGGCATCTTCTGGCATAGGTTCACCTACTTTCCAGATCTTCATGTACACTGTATCTGGGTCATCACTCTTTATTTCTGCAAATTTTGCGCTTACATGCTGAGTAAGATCGAGAATCTTCTCTACGAATGTTTCTGCTTCCATTCCTTCTTCAGCAACAACAAGAGCATAAGAATCGCAAATCATTTCTTCGAGCGAACCAAATGACATTTCAGAAACTGGAAGTATGTTAATTTCTTTGTCCTCGGCCACGAGTGACCAAACAAAGTATTCTTTTCCATCGTCCAGTGTCGCGAAAACCATTTTGTCAGACTTTTCCATTTCTTTGTAAGCTTTGCCAACTTCTTCCCAATCAATCATTTTTCTGTTTCTCCTTTGTATTCGTATGTTTATTTTCAACTTCTAAGTATATTATACAACAAAAATGCGTAAATGTACATACTTTTTGATGAAATCTACGCATTTTTGCGATTATTCGTCGAGTCTATTTTGTTTCGATTTTTGTAACATAATTGAAACAATTGCTGTTTCCGTTGTAAGAGACTCGGACAAATTCTATTTTTACTGGTTCATTTCTGAGAGCCTGACTAAGCACGTTTTCTATCTGAGAAGCGTCAAGATTGCCGACGAATCCAGCATTATTATTTTCAAGATAAAATGAAATACGATCATTAACGTACTCAAATGGCTCAAACTCAGGGTCACCTACAAGATCATGACTAAAGTATAGTTTATGAAACAAATCTATTGAAACATGATTGTCTTTTGCATCAACAATTCGCATCAAAACTGTACCAATTTCCGGATTTCTTCTCCATGTGTTGTAGATTACAGGAATTGTCATGCCTTCTTCTAGAGCTTCGAATTTCTTTTTGAGCTTTTTGAGCTTTTCAGAAATCGCAATTAAGTCAGCTATGCTTAATTCTTGCATTTTTTTAGGTTCTCCTTAATGGTTGCTTATATTTCTAATTTCTAATATAATTATACATTGTTTTATTATAAAAGTACATATTTTTATTCACTAATTTAATGTATTTATTTATTTTTGTAGAAACTCATTGCGAAATATAATAAAAAAGTTGGTAAACCTGAAAGATCTACCAACTTTGTGAGTCTAGAAAATGATGTTAGAGGGTCGTATTGTAGTACGTTTTGCCGCGGCGGATGGTTGATGTGAGTTCGATCTTGTAACCTGCATCTTTGAGGCGCTTGTACTCAGCGAGAACCTGTTGCTCTAATACTGCACGATTTTCTGTGATGCAAGAATTGTGGCGAATAATCATCGTGTTGAAGTTCAAAATTTTGAAGTCTGGCATTGTTTTTACCTTTCACTTTTTGCATTTATGTAAGCTACATTTAACTTACATTCTTATTATAACACGAAATCACCTAAATGTACATACTTTTTATGCGAATTCTAACGAGTTTGTAGAAATTCGTTGAAACTCGTTAGAATTATACCTTACTAAATGAGTCTTGTTTTCTTTAAAGAGATCTGGCCCAAAGGAATTTGCTTCTTGTCTCTAGGCCATATTGATCGTCTTCTTTTTGTCTTAAGTCTCTTCTTAAGAACCTCTGTGCCAATGTCTGTGAACTCTTTTAATTGCCCTATTCCAAAAAGATAACCTTCTTTGAATCCGTAGAGAAAAATCATTTCTTCTTCGCTCATGTTACTGCTCTTTTCTTTGTTTCTTTGCTTTATACTCTACTAAAGAAAAAATGTTTCCTGTCTGCTCAGAGAGTTGTTTTATTCTAACGATATCCAGGTATCTGGTAGTAGGTGCTTCTTCGCTTGCTTCTTGAAGTCTTGGTTGTTTTTCTCCTCGTCTGTGCACCATGTAGCCATCAATGTAACCCTGTGAGTAGATGATTTCTTCGTTGTCTGTAAACATGGGATATCCTCCTTAAATTCCGAACATGTCATCGATTTTATTCTCTGTAGACTCTGATTCGAATAGCTTCTTGCACTTCTCGGGGACAATGTAGTAATTTCCTTTCGGATTTGGTTGCTTTACGAGTCCTTGTTTAATGAGCTTCGATAAGAGAATACACACTAAACTGCTACTTTTGTTCACAGATTTGGCAATTTTGAACAACGGTAAACCGATAGTAGGATACAATGATAGTTCTTTGATGATTTCGATTCTCTCAGGAGATATTTTAGAGTAGAGTTCCTCTTTTTGTTCCTGCACAACCGACCACGACGAGTTTCTGGTATCTGGAAAAACTCGTATCTATGATGATTTTATGATGCCAAATTTCTCAAATCTTAGTGTTATATGAATCACCATATACAGGATTATTAGTGTCATAATGGCTCCTGGCCTATAGTGCCAGTTGGACAAAAAGCATTAAATACACTATTAAACACTTTTTTGTCCAACTGGCACTATAGGCCAGGTATCTCCTTGCTGGATGAAAACTTGGTCTCTAAATTCTAGTGAATCGTAAAAGTTGATGTTTTGGGACTATGTCTTAAACTCGCTTAGAAGTCTTCGCATAGAGTCTTGACCTAATCATAGCATCAATAGAACGACAAAACTGGGCTTGCCAAAACTTTAGAATCTTCTCATCTTCTGTCAATTCAATAACGGTTGTATCCTCTGTTTCTTCAGTTTTTGGCTCCATAATTTTTGTTTCAGGCCACGATTTTGCAACGTTTCTATTCATAAAGTTCCAGTGAGTGTTTCTGACATCATTCATAGTGTTTAATGTCTCATTTAATACGTTAAAATTTTTCATAGTGTCCTCCTGGATATATTATAACAAAAAAAAGGAGAGGATATTTCACCTCTCCAGGATACGTGGATTTTATTTTTCCTTGTTTCTAATATAATTCTCTTCGTTTTTTTTTCTCAATATGTTCTAATAAAAGAGAAAGCATAATATTTTTAAAATCTTTTTCTGATAATTCAAAATTTTTATTTTCTCCAGCAATTTCAACAGTTTCTATACTCGAAGAAAAATTTGTTGTTATAACTTGTCCAAATACCATTCCGATAATAAAACCAAGCGCAACATTATTGTCTGGAAAGCCTTCTTTTTCAAGATGTGAATCCATTAAATTTACAATTTTCATATATGCTGGTCTGTTTTTTATCGCCTTAATGATTCTGTCTCTATCGTTTATATTTTCTTGCTGTTTGTCTTCACACAATTTTTTATAGGTTTTGATATATTCTCTCTGATATGTTATATGCCCATTTCTTGGAATATTAGATTTTCTCTCATTTTCTTCTACTGTTAACGATAGAGAAATATCGCCTAAAAATGGTCGATTTTTAAAGACTTTTTCTGCATCATGTTTCGCTGTTGCGATTACCTCTTCTTTTTTCATTTATCTTCTCCTTTTTTTTTGGTTAAACAATTTCTATTATAATTATATAGCATTTTCATCAAAAAGTACATATTTTATGCTAAAATATACTAAAATTTATTGTCTCTTGATGAAGATAACATTGCTACGGTTGATTATTTTACATTAGAGCTTACCAGATGACAGTAGCATTGTAGATGTATATTTATATAACTTTTTTCTTTGTGGTCCCCAATTGTGATCTGGGTGATGATAAATTGTTTTCATGACACTAAAAAAGAAGAGGATATTTCACCTCTCATGGATGCGCGAACTTTTTACTTACTTGCTTGTGAGATCACTTCGATATGGAGCTTCCCATCCTCGTGTGTCAACTTAAGAACGAGATTATTATTCTTTGCGTATGCTTGAGCATGCAAATCGTAGATTCTAGACTCTAGAGCATCTCGGACCTCTTGATTGTTGCTCAAATTGAAGCGGCGGATTGTGACCTCTAAGATAAAACTTAACGTTGTCATTTTCATTTTTCCTTTGTGATTCTCATTTGTTACTCAACTTCTAAGATAATTATAATATAGAATCACTAGAATGTACATATTCTGGCAACGAGTTTTTTGTTTATTGTGAGAAACTCGTAAAACTCACATTTTTTTTAGATTAAATCATTGCTAACGAAATCGCGTGTAACTTGTAACAGTATGTAGTTACGAGTGCCGTCGTTCACTTCGATCGTTTCCAAATCACGGCTTCCAGCGAACACTTCCAGAGTTTTGTTATACGTTTCCAAACTTTTTGTGATCGTAAAATCAACAACTTGAGGATTGTTGACGACGTCGAAAAGATTTGCGTTCTGTTTGAGTGTCATGTTGCGCATTTAGATTTCTCCTTTTCCGTTTACGTAAGTTCATTTAACTTACATTCTTATTATAACCTGTTTTTATGAGAATGTACATAGTTTTCATACGAATTTCTATGATTTTGTAAATATTCGTTGAAACTCATAAAATAAGGAGGGGTTTCCCCCTCCTTCTATATAGCTTCGCCTGTCTCGTCGTCTTTAAACTCCCAATATGTTTCTGGGTGATCGTCGTCATCCTCTGGCCAATCTATCTCGACTAATGCAATTCCGGCATAATTTGCCAAACGCTTCAATTTATTGAACTCATTGGTGTTGGCCTCGACATTTTCACCACGGTTGATTTTACGCTGCAATTCGTTGATCTCGTCGAACTTTGTGTACCAGTAGTCATAGTTGATGTTTTTCATTTTCGTTTCTCATTTTCAATTTCTAAATATATTATACACTGTTTTCACCTAAATGTACATAGTTTTCGTACGAGTTTCTATGAATTTATACAAATTCGCCAAAATTCGTTGTAGAAAAGTGTCCAAGAGAGCACATTTTGATGAAAATATGTGTACGAGCACCCAGATGACCGCGGGCCCGTAGATGTATAAATACTTAACTTATTTCTTTAAAGCTCCGGATTATGACCTGGGTGATCATAATTTTATCCAAGACTCTCCCGGGAACATGGCAAAAAAAAGGAGAGGATATTTCACCTCTCCAGAATTTGAAAATTAGTGAACTTTTTTCTTCATGTGGACTACGTCTTCTGTTTCCAATTCGATAATTTCAACTTTTTCAACATGGTTCAAATCGAAGAGTCTATCGAATGTGCTGTACGCCAAAGATTCTTTCTCGTATGTGGCTGGCCAAAAATAAATTTTCTGATCCTCTTTGTTGGTTGTGCATTTGATTACGTACATTTGCGTTTCTCCTTTATTTTTCTCATTTCCAATTTCTAATATAATTATACACTAGAATCATGCAAATGTACATAGTTTTTATACGAATTTACACGAGTTTCTGAAAATTCGTTGTGGATTCGAGGCAAAAAAAACGCTTCCAGATTTCTCTGGAAGCTTGAGATTATTCACTAAAAATTGCCTACAATATCGTCGATGAAGATTTCTTTATAAATTGGATAAGAACCTTCATCATAACCTGGATTAACTTCCTCCCAATCTCGAACTTGAATACGACCACCTCCATTAATATGACGAATCATTTGATCGAAGAAAATCATACGATTCGTTCGAACATTAATCCAAGTACCTGAATGTGTGACGCGAACCGTCATAACGTTATCGCCTTCGAGAGAATCTTTAGAATAACCGTCTGCCATTTTGTTTTCTCCTTTTACTTTATGCATTTCCAATTTCTAAGTATATTATACACTGTTTTCACGTATTTGTACATAGTTTTCACGTATTTTAACGAATTTCTATGAATCTACGAAAAATCGTCATTTTTACCCATATTAAAATAAATGCTATAGGAGAGAGAATCAATAGAGAAGAAACAGAAAGATTCATGTTATAATTCGCCATAGAATTAACAAACTGATGCAAAAGTGCTAAAATTTACATAAAAAACTATGTACTTTTTAGCACTTTTATAGTATAATATATTTAGAAGTTAAACAAAACAAGTAAACAGCAAAGGAAAAGCAAATGATAATCGAAGAATTGATGCAAAATGTAATCGATGAAAATGAAACGAGAGTTGTGTACTTTGAGATAGAAGGAATTCTTTACACGTTTTTAGATGCAGAATTGTTTATTGCAACGGATGCAAATGGAGAATCTGTAGAGTATGTAAATTTATCTTTAGCATTTGATGGTGAAAATGAAAGTGCTGAATTTAATGTCCTCTTAACACAAGAATCATTTGAGAAAAAGTTTAACGAAAGAAAATAAAGGAAAAAGCAATGAGATGGCCAAACGAGCAGGATGATCCCGATATGGATCAAGAATATCGAGTTGGAGATATTGTCTATAAAAGAGGAGACATGAAAACGTCATTAGTGATGGTTCGCATTGGAAATAGTAAGACAGAATTTGATTATCAGGTTCGTACACCAAATGGCGAATTAATCTCTATTGATTTAGATAGTATCGCAACACCATGTGAGCACGGATTTGACTCTCAATCATGCCAAATTTGTGTAAATAAGCTTAATGATTAGAATGTACAAAGCAGATGTAGATCGCAAAGGAGAAAAGTGAAATGAGTGAATCTGTAAACAAAACAAGATTGCTACCATGTAAAACATGTCCATGGAGAAAAAACAGAGATTCATCAACTATTCCTGGATATAATCAAGAAAAAGCAGAAAATTTACTTCATACAGTCGGCGAAGGTGATGCTTTTCGTAGTGTAATGGCATGTCATCACTCTACTGATGAAAATACATTTGCCTGTAACGGGTATCTTGCTAAAGAAGGTTGGCATAATCTCAATGTCAGACTTTTACTCATCTCTGAAAAAATAAACAATCCAACCCAAGTATTAGAAGCATGCGAAGAAGCAGGCATTGAGCTTGAACCAGATTACTATACAGTTTTAGAAAAATTAAGGAGGAGTGAAAAATAAGGTATAATTATCTTAGAAGTTGTAAATAACTAAAATACAAAGGAGAAATATGAACGTAAAAGATTATCAAAAATCAATTCAACGGACATTGGCTATGCCTGACGGGAGTCCGATGAGTAAAGACGAAGCGATAAAATTGGCACTCGTTGGAATCTTGGATGAAGCGGGTGAAATTGCCGGCCCTCTGAAGAAACATTTCTGGCACGGACATCCAATGCCACTGACACAAGAGATGACTGACGAAATCGGAGATCTATTGTGGTATGTATTCACACTTTGCAATGCCCTTGGCATCGATGGTGAACGAGCAATGGATAAAAACATCGAAAAACTGAAACGGCGTTATCCCGACGGATTTTCCTCTAACAATTCTATAAACAGGAATAAATAAGATGCTCAGAAAAGAAAAAGAAATATCACTTCTAATCATTGCTTTGCAGTCATATCACGATCGTCAAGGGAATTATTTTCCTGTAGATGAGAGTGAAATGCAGAAAGCAATAGATTCAGTGATAGAAGCAAAGAAAAAAGTAAATTGCAGTCAAGATGCAATTTTGGCAAGAATTTTCTCTGATAGAGACGGCACTGAAGAGATAGTCCAAAAGTTGATAAATCTTGCAACTGCTCTAACAGACTATGATAACGTTATCCACGATCAACTTCTTTATGTTCGCGGTAACCTTTTAAGATAATTCAGCATGACACTTTCATGTTTTGACCTTGTTTCCCGGGTTCTCGTGTTTGTTTTCGCGTGTTTCAAAACCACTTCCCGATAGCAGTTTCCTGGATTTCCATGTCAAGACGACGGGCCTCGACTGACGGAATTGGGAACAACTTGCTGGTACCGTGGCGCGTGACAGGTCAGAGGCGGCGGCTGGTACCGTTGTGATGAGGGCATTGTGCTGTGCCTCACACATCGTAGCCTCGCCACCTCAGAGCCGTGGCATGGGCGGTGGTCCACCTTATGCGCATAGCGTGACGCGTCGTGCGGCGTGGTGCTCGTCTCTGCTCCATCAAAGATACAGCGTGTACATCATATGTGTCATATACCGCTGCTAGGCCACGGTGTATAGGCCTGCTAATGCTGACGTGCCTGCTGCAGCTACACCACTACAGGAGACATCACATTCGCTGTGCCTCTGCTCTTGCTCTGCTGCGTGTCTATCTGCCTCTGCTGCATTGTGCTATGCAGTGTGTGCCACGCCTGCGCACTACAATATGCCTGTGTATGCACCACAGGGGGTACACCTGCATAGGTATACATATACGGTATACAGTGTATATAGGGTACACTATACCTGTGTACAGGGCACTAGCACCGGTACAGTATCGTACCATGCATACCTGTGCATATGTGCCTCTGCACAACGTACCTCTGTGCCTGTGGCCTCTCTGAGGGCGTGTCTCTGCAGGACGACGAGAACGACGGCATTGTCACGTCACGTTGTGCGCGCCTTGCACCTGTGCGTATATGTAACGTGCTGCTGCCCTCTGTGCCATTGGCGTGTACGCTGTAGCAGACCGTACGCCTGCGCTATATAGGGTAATGTGGTGTAGCTCTATATACATATATACAACTGAGGGATAGTACCCCTGCAGAGGGATAGACTCTGTAGAGACTCGTCATAGAAGTAACATTTGACTGGTGTCACAGAGAGGCCTTTCTGGGTCGTCTTTCGGTTCGCAGGCTCACAAGCCGGTTTCATATTTGGGGTCGCTCGTGCCAACGAGAGTCATGACCGGGGGACGTTGGCACGGCGGCTGCATCTTTGACCGAGGACTAGAAGTCCTCAGCATCCATAGAAGGCTCCTCGTCCTCAGCTGGGGCCTCAGCCTCTGCACGCATCTTTGCGGCTCGGTCGAGGTAGAAGCGAAGGGCCCACGCCACCAGACGCTCTGGGGTCGTATTGGGCAGGTCCGCCTGAGCCGCTGCCAACTCGGCCTCCCAGCGTGCCTTGTAGGAGTCTGGCAGATGCAGCTCTCCAACTGTGAGGGTGAATGCGGCTGGGGTGATGTTATTGTTTGTCATTTTTGTTTCTCCTTTTGCGATTTAACTGTTACTCAACTTCTAAATATATTATAACATGTTTTCAACTGAATGTACATAGCTGGTGTACGAGTTTCTACGTTTTCTACAAAGTTCGTAGAAACTCGTTTCCGCTTTATGGGCGGAATGGGAAGATGGAGGCGAGTTTGGTATTGATGACGCGGACGATATCTTCCTGAGTCTTCTCTGCGATACCCTCGATCGCTGTATTGTGCATTCTTGCGATATTGGCGAAATCTGGATCGGTGAGATCTGCACCTTCGAGGAGGTTATCTACGGCCTCGAACTCTTCGGCGATTTCAACTGCGTCGTAGTCACCTGTGCGGCGAGCGATGTAGAAGAGATTGCGGAAGGTTTTGAAATTGTAGGTGTAGGTTTTGTTGTTGTCTTTCATTTTCGTTTCTCCTTTTGCGGTTTCGCATTTTCAATTTCTAAATATATTATACACTGTTTTCGTACGTTTGTACATAGCTGGGGTACGAGTTTTTTGTATTTTAGAGAAACTCGTAAAACTCGTTGTTTATTTAATCCTCCCAACCATCGTCTTCGACGTCTTCAGCTGGAGGCAATTCTACGTCGAAGTTTGCTACGAAGACACCTTTATACGCTGGTCGAAATTTCAACTCTTGAGTCTCCAAATTGCGTACTTCGCAAAAAGTAGGATTGAAGACGGTGACGGAATGCCAGACTCCCATCCACCATACAAATGTTCCAACTCGCAAATCTGCATTCATCACTCGTTTTACTTTTTCGTTCGACATTTTCGTTTCTCCTTTGTGATTTGTATTCGTTACTCAACTTCTGATATAATTATAACATAGAACCGCTAGAATGTACATAGTTTTCGTACGTATTTTAACGAATTTCTAGATATTCACAAAAACTCGTTGGTTCAGAGTCACGTTAGGAGGGCCCAGAGTCTCGAAAAAGGCCTCCAGAGTCACAAACTCACGTGTCATCACCCAGGTCACAGAGTCTGGGAGATGTATAAATATATGTCTAGAGTCTACGGAGGTCACCAGGAGTCACCTGGGTGATCGAAAGAGTCTCATGAACGACGCAAAAAAAAGTCTCAACCAATTTCTTGGAAGAGACCGTTAATGGAGAGGATGCTTACTCCTCGACTCCATTGTCGAAGAGATCATCGATGTCAACTACTGTGTCCTGGGTAGGTGCTGCAGCCTCTGTGATCGGCTCGACTTTGATTCCACTATCCTCGCGATTCGTGTCGCTGAATGTCACCTGAGTGAACAGGTGAGGATTCGCATTGAACACGCGATTTGCGGCTGTACGAGTCACATCGTTTACGCGGAAGCGGCGTACACCCGGGTCCTCGGTGTTCATACCGTGAGGAAAGTGTAAGAGTTGCAGTGAACGCTGCAGGCACTGCTTAACCTCGCGTATCTGGGTAGCGCTAGCGTAGAAGAATGCGACCACAGTCTTCTCGTCTGCTT